ATTGATTTTATATTCGCTACTTGTCTTGTTGTGGTCTTCCTCTTTATACAGCTCGTGTGTTTTAAGGATTTCAAAGAAATCTCTCATAGCTGAAGTCCTTAAAGCTGGAAAGGTCTTTCTACAAATAGATATTATTTTGTTTTTATTTCTTAGGCTGTATCCAAATATAATCCAGATCAATATATTATAAGTCTTCCCAGACCTAGAACCTCCTTGTTCTATTATTATTTTCTTTTGGCTTTTTTCTAAGTGTTTCCAAACTATGTTTGTTTTTAAGTCTCTCACTCAATTACTTCAATTCTAAATTCTTTATTCTCTCCAGTATCTATTTCTTGTCTAGGTATATAGCCTCGATTCTTGCCTATAGTTTTTAAATAAAATATTATAGAAGTTTCTTTTTCAGAATTTATACAATCAAATAGTTTAGACTCTACAAAATCTATAGCAGCATTTTTTATATCTAAGACTTTAGCCTTATACTCTTCGTCCTCCTCAAGCCATCTATAATGAGTTATTCTACTTATACCTACACTTTGACAAGAGGTTGTTACTATACCATAATACTCCTCTAAGGCTTTAAGCATTTTACTTTTATTGTCTTCAGTTTTTTCTAACATTATATCTTTTTTATAGTGTAACATTTGTAACATCACCCTACTAATATAACGTAAATTTTTAATTTTTATCTATAAGGGTATTGTATAACTTTTCTTTGTAAGCTAATTTGTCTATAAGTTCATTTACTTGTTCTAAAGAATCTGGAGTTTTTAAGACTTTAATTTTATCAAAAACTATTAATAATTCTTTTGAGGATATAATCTCATTTTTAATAATATTTAGCCAAGTTTTATATTCAGGCTTTCTACATTTTATTTCGTCAAACATATTTGTTCTATATAGTATTGTCGAATGATCTGCAGACTTTCCTTTCGTGTGGTAGTATTTTGCTATTCCTGTATAGGTTTTGTTCTTTAGTTTTCTCATTATAAAGTCAAAGAAGGCTCTAGCGTCTACGTGGCTTTGTGTCCTTCGATTCTCGAATATATCTATTTCAGTTAAACTTATTACTAAGTTTGCTATTTTGTCGTATTCATTCATAATTAAAACAATTTAATTTGTTCTGCATTTAGGTTTTGTTCAATTCCAAGAACTGTATCTAATATGGTTTTACCAGCTTCATAGTCTACAAGGTTTCTGGCTATCTTTTGTATAGTTTGTTTTCCTTTATAGTTTCTAAAATTATAATCGTGGAATACACACCATTGTCCTACTTCGTTTACATCCTCCATACTTATACTTTTCCTTGTACTTAAAACTGAAGGCAAATTAAAGTTAGTCCAATATAAATGTCTACCTCTTTTTTTTGCTGGAATTAATGGGTCGTAATAGGGTATAACATTCTCTACTACATACTTGCCATCAAAGTAGTGCTTTAAAAATATTATTTCTTGGTAGAGTTTCATATCTGGGTATAAAGGTTTATGTGAGGCTTTAATAGATTTCCTAGAACCAAAGGCTGCTCTACTATGTGAGGGACAAGGAGGACTAGTCCATATAAAATCAAACTCTCTAAAGTGGTCTAATAGATATTGGTGTGCGTCTGCTACTATTACTTTGTCTTTTGGGAATCGTTCCTGGTACATTCTACCTAACTCAGGGTCTAGCTCTACTGCAGTTATTTCGTGCTCGTCTCCCCACTTATATCTATTGCCTCCAAGACAAGCATATAAATTTAATATTCTCATTTTTTATTAAGGCTATAATCGTTTAAGTACATTTCCATTGTAGGCTTGAAATCTCTAATAGAAGTACAAGTAGGGTGTTTTATCTTTAACATCTTTTCCCACTTCATAAATAAGAACTCTATTTTTTTCAGATCTTTTCTAGCTTTAGCATACGAAACTTTTATAAATTCTCTAACGCAATAAGCTGCGACTAACTCTTTTCCATAGGTTTGAGTTAAGTTTGATAGTTTGTTTAGTATGTAATAAGAGAAGTCTTTGTCCTCTACCTTAGCAGTTCCTATCTTAAACTTTTTATTGTTGTAAGTAAAAAACAAATGTATAATATTCCCTACAGTTATATTATCAGTATTTTCTAAATAAGTTTTATAAACTAAGTTGTAGTCTTTATTATGCGTGGCAAATGCTTTAAGATAATCTGCCATAGACCAAACCTTATTCCCATTATTTAAACTAATAATACATTGTAGGTGTTCACGTTCTTGTTTAGTGTTGACCCAATCAATTATATAAACTGGTATGGTTTTTTGCTTTAAAATTTTAGCACTTTCAATTCTATGGTGTCCTTCTATTACGTCTCCATTTTTAGAAATTACTATAGGCATTAGCCATCCATACTCTATGAGTTTGCTTGTAAAGTTTTCTGAATGATTAGTGCTTATGTCTCTATTGATTTTAGCTAGTTTTAAATCCTTTATTGGGTAGGTAGGATTATAAGTACCTTTTTTTAATTTGTTCATTTTTTCTGTGTTTAGTTAATTTTTATAAAGTTCCTTTTATTATATATTGGTCGATGTCGTAGTCTGCCTCGATGAAATCTCTATATATTTCTATACCAGCCATTACACTAGCTTCGCCTTTTAAGTAGAAATTTTCCGAACATTCCCAAACTCCAATATCTAAATTCTTTTTATCTATACATAAAAACCTAAAGTCTTTGTAATCCACGTTAAAGAGTTGACAATATATATATACTTGGTTATAATATCTATATGCGTCTGCAGATTTATAAAAGTTCTTTACGTCTATAGTTGTTTTTAAGTCTACGATTCCTCCACTATTTTTAAGCACGTCAGCTTTTCCTCTAAAAGGATAGCCATTAATATTATCAATCATAGGCACTTCAAACTTAGAAGAGTTTAACATACTAAGTGCAGTCTCATTTTTAAACAAAGCATCACATAATCTCTCAGCATCGTTCTTTTCTTTTATAGTAAATACTTGGTCGTGAAACTTTTTAGCTTCTTTATACTTATTAGTGTTTTTACTTTGTACGTCAACAAATACTATATCATTTAATTTGTCTGGTTCTAATACCATAGTGTGAAATAAGTGTCCATCTCTTAATGGTTGCGTTTCTTTTTGGCCGTACTTAGTTACATATAAATAAGTCTTTGCACTATCTAAGAGAAGTTTAATAGAACTACTAGACAAAGCATTTTTACCTAGGTAGTTATAATAGTAATCGTCTGAGTACATATTATCTAATACTTCTTGTCTTTCTACATAGTTTCCATCTAAGAGTTTAATTGAATTTGTCATAGGCTTTGTTTTTATTTTTTAGAAGTTTTATAATTATTTCTTTGTCGTTTATAATATCGTTAAGTTTATTCGATTCTTTTTTTTCTTTTAAATATGCACTTCTCAAACAATCAATTTCTGCTCTATACATTTCTAGTAAGCTATCTTTATAGGTCATAGGTTAGCAATTTTTTTTAAACTCTCTATTTTCTTTTCTAGCTCCTCTACTTTTTTGTCAGCTTTTCGTGCTCTTTCTATTGCTCGTATCTTGTCCTCTCTATACTCTTCTACTATTTTATTATGTATATACCTGTCTTGTTGTAAAGTATTAACGTAAAACAAAATACCTAGGAAAGCTAAAGTAAACTCTTTGAGATCTGGATTTTTAGATTGGTCTTTCCATTTTTGCAATAAGGAAATACAAAGTTCAGAGTGATTATAGAACTCAATGTCTTTAAGATTTTCAGCTTTTGTCAAGGTAACTAATTTTTTCTGTGCATTAAATTTAAAAAAAATCTACTTAGTATCCAAATCGTTCCAGTTTATTCTTGAGGCTAAACTTTCTTTTAATAAGTAAACTTCTTTTAATTCCTTCTTTTTATTCCATAATGAAGTGGAGGGACAATACCTTTTTTCTATTGGAGGCATCTCAATATCATTTAACCAATACAAATAATTTCCTTTCTCGTCTGCTACAAAATATAGCTTAACTATTTCTTTATCCATTTTCATTAGCTTGTCGTATTTGTATTTTTCTAATAACTTTTCTGGATAATATTTATTTCTAAACTTCATTTCTATAACACACTTAAAACCTTTTGGAGTTTTACCTACTGCGTCAAAATGCTCGTAACCTTCACCAGTCCATTCTAGTTCCCAATCGTCCAGGTTTAATAAAAATACTACAGCTTTCTCATACTTTTGGATGTCTTCGAGTTTCATTTTCTTACTCGATATTTCTTAGACTCATTAAATTTTATATTTAAATCCTTAATCCATTGTACAATAGTTTTAGGTGAACAAGTACAAGGTTTGTAATAAGTATGTAAAAATAGCTTAGAGTGTAGCTCACAAATTAATTGGAACTCGTCATTATTTAAGTGTTGTTTTTTTGACTCTCTAAAGTCTTTCCATTTAAAAAACTCTTCTCTATTCATTTCTATTTATTTTAAAATTGTTTAAGGCATCACGTCTTTTTTCACAGCCACAGCTTTCGTAACCTAACCAATCTACTACTACTTTATTTACTAGCCATTTAATACCAGTCCATTTAAAAACGAACTCTAGTTTATCCCCAATTCTTAGTTTCATATAATTGTTTTATTTGTTGTCTTATATTTTTGACAGTATTATATAAAGAGTAATAAGAAATATTAGTGTCTCTACTAAGTTGACTTATACTTTTGTTGTTTAAAAAAACTTCCTCAAAAACTTTGCGTTGGTAGAAATTAAACATTTTAGTTTTGTCATACTCTTTTAGTTTTGGGTTGTTTAAATTTGTCATTTCTATATAGTCCTCGTGTAAAAACCACTCTTGTATAGCTTTATGGTTATTGTAATCGTCCCTCTCACTATATTGGTCTTCTGCTGCAAAATGTTCTAAACTTTCTAACGTCACTATCTTAACTCTTTTTTCAACTCTTTTTAAATCTTTAAACATACTATATAAAGTGAGGTAGACAAAATAAAAGTTTACCTCCTTTTCGTTATACATTATAGAATTTTTATGTTTTTTTAAATAAGTATCTATTTGTATATACATTTCTTGGATTAAGTCTTTAGCTGTGTCAATATTGCACCCCCACGATTTTAAGTAGTTATGCCAAACTCTTTCGTTTTTTACCAACTCTAGTATAGACTCCTCCATTTACTATAGTAAGATAGTAAAAAATTTAAAAAGGTTGTATTATTTTTTTTAGGATGCTTTGACCATTTATACTAAAACCAACGTTATTTATTAAAGCTCTTAGTCTTATAGGCTCATCAATACTAGTAGGTCTTCCTCCACTTTCTACTTCTTTTATTTTTCTAACGTGAAGCAAAGAATACATAAATTCTGTAGGGTGTTGGATATATCTATGAACCACTAAAAAATCATCTGCACGGTTGACGAATTTTCCGCCACCTTCAACGTCTGCAGCATTTGGAGGCATAGGGTGTCCTGCGTAATCGTGACCCAATCTGTGAGTAAATCGTAAAGCTGTAGTATTTGCGTGAGTGTTTAGCCAAATAGTAACCCCTTGTTTTTTTGCAAATATTCTTAACTCAGTTGTAGCTTGGTAGTCGTACTCGTGACCACCTACAGACTTTATTAGTTTAGGGTCTTTTATTAAAGAGTTGTAAGGGTCAATTAACAATCCATCGTAGTTCCAAGCATCTTTAATTGCTTTACATAACTCTAACAATTCTCTATAGGAATATAATTTGTTACTATCTATAATTTTAAAGTGTTCAAATATAAACTTACTGTGTTTTTGGAATTGCTCCTCGCTTATATCTTGTATTGTTTTCTCTTCTAAATATTCTACTAGCTTTCTTATAATTGAGTAGGCTTCGTTTTCTGAACTAAAGACTAGCCATTTGATTTTATGTTTAATTGAATAAGCTAACATTAAATAAAGAACAATAGTTGTTTTACCTGTATTGGAGTGTCCTAGTATAACATTAAAATTTTGTGGTTTGAACCTTAAAAAATCGTCAATCTCTGGTATGCCTAAAGTTAGACCTTCTTTTATTTTTCCAGTTCTAATATTTTGTAAGTGCTCAGTAACTTTCTCATAGTTTATTAGCATTGTTTAAATGTAGGTATTATTTGTTAAAAAAAAAAGGGAGCTATTAACTCCCCTTTATTAAAATGGTAGGTCTTCTTTAGCCTCTGCTCTAGGTAAGTGAGCTTTCGCAGCTTCAGTTTGACTTTTCATAGGAATACTTCTTTTAGCAAAAAACTTATTAGGGTCAGCTTTTTTAGACATTACATCTAAAACTATTTTCTCATTCCCTTCAGCTTTTGCTTTGTTAAGCATTTTAATCGTCTCATCAATATCAATTAAAAAATGAATCTTTATAAATTCATATTTAGATTTGTAAGGTGCTACGCAATTCCAATATTCAGTTTCAAAATTAGACATTAGTTATGTGTTTTAGTTTGTTATAAAATAATTCAGTAGTCTCTAATACTGTGCTACTTTTCACGTTTGGTGTATTAGAATATAATAGGGCTGCAGATCTTAAACAAGATTGAAACTCTATTGAGGTTTGTTGAGAAACTGGTTTTTGAAAAGTTTCTGCTTTAGGTTTACGAATTAATTTAGCAGTATTATGCTTAGGATTTTTGATTTCAAATTCTATTTCGTCTCCTACTTTTTTCTCAAACTCAGTTCTAGTTTGGTCGTTCCATACTTTAGGCTGGTAAAACTTAAATGTTTGGCCGTTTGCGAAAGTTACTGAATAGCATTGTAGCTCTAAATAATCAGTCTCTCGATTAATAAATGTAATTTTTCCTGTCATTCTTTGTGTGTTTAATTAATAAGCAGACTCTCTGCTCTTTCTTTTTGCATTGTTAATAACTCGTTGTGATTTTCTAACTCTTGTACTTTTTTTTCAAGAGCAGTTATCCTTGCGTGAAGGTAAGTTTTCTCTATTTGTGTCATAAGACAAATATAATAAAATTATTATATAAACAAAAAGGGAGCATAAAATAAAGATATTCTACACTCCCTAACACAGAGAAAATTAGATAGCTAATATAAACAAATTAATCTATGTTAAACTGATTGTTTAAAACTTTATAATACTCTATTTTTTCTTGAAGTTCTGGCGTAGAAATTTTTACAGTTTCTCTACTAATTTGTAGTAACTCTTCAGCAATATTATAGCCATACTCTTTATTTAAATTTAAAGCATATTCATACTGCCTACCTTGAGAGTGTACATTACACCCATAGCATTGAGGTCTACAATTATCCTCATTCCAACGAGTAGAATAAAATCTGCGTGAAAGGAAGTGGCCGCACTGCATTGAGTCTTTGTAATGTTTTATACGATTGCAAGTATAGCATTTTACAAACCCATTATGATCTGCGTATTTTAAACGTATATATCTACTAAACTGAGCGTCTAGTTTTTTTACAATTTTGCTCCTGGATAATTTTTTTTTCAAAATTAACTTGCATTATATTATATTAATATTATATTAATCAAACATATATATATATAAACTTATATTAATATAAGACTAATACTAATATAATAACTATTTATTAGAAATTTTTTTATACTTTTCTAAACCTCTTGAACCAAAATAAGCTCCAATTATAACTGTAAGCACTCCAGTAATTGAATCTAAAGAATATCCTAAAAACCAGCCTACAACGTAAGCTATTGAAAAAAATATTAAAGTCATTGGTCTAACGTTTTTGCTTAAAAAAGAATCGCTAGTTAAGTCAGCTTCCCACCTTTTAGTTACTTCTTGCATTTCTATAGAGTCCATTTCTAAGAGCTTTAAGGCAGTCTCTTTGTCTTGTGGAGGTAGAGTATCGTCTTTACTAATTAAGTTCTTTATAACGCCTAATAATCCTTGGTTTGGAATTACGTCTCCTAGGTTTTTAAATAGGCCGTTTTTTCCTATTAAGAACTTGCCTACTTTAGTGTCTTTAAACTTTTTTTTCATTATTTAAGTAAGAGATTATAAGTACTACAGTGAAAGCAATAGCTACTAAGTTAATGTGACCCTCTCCACAAATTCCAAGTAAGTGTTTTATAGTTTCCATATTTTATCTTTTATATATTTTGTCTTCTATTTTGTCTAGTCGTTTATCCTTAGCCTCTATTTGACCCTCTAAAAATTCTATTCTTTGCTCTATAACTTCTAAAGATTGTAAAGGAGGGAGCTGTTTAGCTACTTCTATTTCTTGACGATTGAGTTCTATTTGTTTAGTTAAAGTAGAATAAGTCATAGTTATACTTATTAAACCTCCTAAGCATAATAATATAGTTTTAAAATCTATATTTAGATCTGGTTTACCGTCTCCGTCTAAGTCTACTCCTACCTCTTTCATTTTTTATTAGTTAAATATTCATATTCTTTTTTAGCATCAAAACTAGGACAAGCCTTTTTATTAGTAAAATCTTTGTGACCGTAAACTATAGACCCTGGGTATTTTTCTAACAAATCATTTATAACTTTTAGTAATGACTCTTTTTGTTTTTTAGTTCTAGTGTCTTGCCACTCTTTCATTTGTCTATCCATTCCTCCAATATAACAAATACCTATAGAACTTCTATTAACGCCCTTTACGTGAGCTCCTATTTTTTTTTCTAAACGACCTACTTGTATTTCGCCATCTAGTTTTATTATATAGTGATACCCTACGTCTGACCAGCCATTTCCGTTGACGTGCCAATCTCGTATATCCTCTACGTCAAAGTCTTTAAACTGTGGAGTAGCTGAACAGTGAATTATAATTTTATCTATTTTTCTCATTATGTACCCATCTACTTATTGTATAGCCAATAGTACAAATTAGAAGTATTATTTTTAAACCCAATTCAATTTCTGTCATAGTAAGGGCTAAAACTATGGTATTAAAAAAATATAATTTCAAATCTGTATATTCAAACATTATTCCTCTTTCTCTTCAACAAGAGTATAAGAACCGTCTTTTAGGTCTACGTTTATTTTTCCGTAGGACTTTTCAAGAGAATCTTTTAACTTGTCTTGTTCTATTTGTATTTCTGCTGAAATGTGTAAAAGACTATGCTTTTGAATTTCTAAAACGCCCAGATCATTTCTAATTGCAGCTTTCTTTTTTTCTTGTTCGTTTAGAGACTTTAACTCGTCTTTAGTAATTTTTGACATCTTTATAATTTTTAAGTGAAAAGTAAATATATTACTTTTTGTCTTTTTTTGCTACTTTTTTCGAGTTCCATAATTCGTCTGCAATTTCCTTGACTTTATACATAGCTATTTTTTCATCGTCTCCTTTAGCTATTAAGTCTTGACCTTCAGAATAAGCTACAGTAACCTTTCCATCCATAGTGTGAGTAGAATACCATACCTTAATTTTGTTTTGCATTATTTCTGTCTTGTCTGTTTTTAATATTTCCATAGTTTTATAATTATTTACATTTACGTTCTTACAATAGAATCCTTATATGCTTTTTTTAAATCATTAGTCCAATATAAATCAGCTATGCCTTTTACATTGTGTTCAATAGCTGAGGTTTCATCCCCACATTCAATGCTATGTCTGTGATAAGATTGTGATAAAATTTTATCATCTTCTATAATTTGGTCTGCATACCTTATTTGTATAGTTTTAAATTCTCCAACTATTTCAATTTTGTCTTGTATTCTTTTTTTAATTAAACTCATTTTATTTATTTTAAATTATTATTGTACTTTACTTACTCCACTAAAACTCATCGCAGAATTGTCTGATATATCACTAACAGGAATTGTAGTTCCTGCAGCTCCTGTTCTACTATCAAACATATACCCATAAGTAGAATTTGAAACCCAACTAAAATTAACAAACCCATCAAAATTAACTTGTTTTATTATAGCAGAACTTGGGCGATACCAATTTCCTGCAATAGAAGTACTTGTAAATGGGAAACCTGAAACTTTAAATGTGTCTCCTGCTACCATACTTCCTTTTGATGACATTTGAATTGTGCATCTCCAATAAACTAAATCTCCAATTTTAGTATAAACTCCAACACTATTAGTTGCATCAATAGTAGCATTGTTCCCACTAAAATCTTGTGCAACAGGAGTCCAACTTCCTTCTTCATAATCATCTAAATTATTAGCACTCCCTGTTCCACCTATATGAATTCCGCTTGATGCAAATATATTTCCTGGTACAGTTAAATCTCCAACAGTATCTATCATTAATCTCTGAGTCCAAGTTCCACTTTCTC